ATAATTTATGATACCGATACATTTGTATATCGGATATATCATAAATGTCTGCATATCCTTTTTATCAGTCAAATCAAATACTGCATAATCTGTATAATGCTCTTTGAAATGCTCGCACCAGTCTTTGATTTTAGACTTCTGACACACAATTATATTCACGCGTTCACCGTATAATCGTAATCGTTCACTGCCTATAAACGTCTTACCTAATCCCATATCATAGTAAAATGCCGAATTATCTTTATCACTTGTCAATGCAAGTGCTTTTTCTTGATAATCAAATAATTTCATTGTTTAACTCCTTATATATGCGTCCCCACGCCCCCAAACAGTATTTTTAAAATTGGGGGCTAACGGATATGATACCTATGCGATTTATCGGTATATGTCCCCAATGTCCACACATTTTTTATTACTCTATATAGGACAATATTTTTTGATTTTTTATAATTAATCAAATAAATATTACTATATATACATTATAGTTTTGTTGAGGACGTTGGGGACTTGGGGACACTTTTTATATTAAAACGGTAAATCTTCATCATTTTCAATGTTCTCGTAGTCGTCTATATCATCTACATAGATACAGATACAATGTGCTTTTGCGCCATTAATTCGCTTGGATATATCACGTCTGCCGTTTTCGTGACGTGCAATTTTATGGTTACGGATCATCCATGAAAGTGTTGACTGCGGATTAAATCCACCGTCAGTAATTATCGAATTAAACCGATTTTTCAATATGTATATATTGCCGTCCTGTTCTATCCCCCAACACTCATTGCCGTTTGATGTGAAATTGCTATGATTTGCGATAATTTCTTCTCGCAGATAATCATACGCACGTCTGTTGACGTTCAACATATCCTTTGTTTGTAGATACGGTTTAATATCATCTATACTGATTCGTACACCGTCATTAAATATCCAACGTTCAGACAGCTCATCAGCCGTTAATAATGCCGCCGCTGACGCAATTTGTTTGTCCGTTGCCTCTGTGTTATCTTCCAACAGTTTAATGTATTTTTCGTGCAATGCTCGTGCCTCGGCGATATTTCCGGTTAAATTATCAATAAATTCTTTACCGGCGTGACCGTAATTTGATTGTATCGTTCTGCAAAATTCTCGTGGATTTTTGAAAAACTTACCGCCGTTACATTCGATTTCAATAACACGATTGACAGCACCGCCGCCCGACGACATTGATGTTATCGGACGTTCACCTGTGGTTATAATACAATTTCGCCACGTCTTAATATTTTGTATACCACCGTCTTTTTTACCGCGTAAACGTCCTGTACCCTCGCACAGGCGGTATATTATATCATCAAAATCAGAACGTTTATTCAGTATCTGCAATTCGTCCATACATAGCGGTAGTGAGTTTAAACACGCCGCATATAATTCATTACCTACATCAGTAGAATTGAATGTATAGGCATATTTACCGATAACCGGTTCAGCCCATACAGACACTGCCGCAAGTAGCGCAACCGATTTACCCGTTTCTGTATCGCCCCATAGGTGAACGAAGAACGGCAATGCTCCGAGCGGTTTTAACAGTACACTCGCAAAACTCGCCGCCATAACCATGCGAACAACTATATTACCGTTTTTGCGGTAATCTCTGATTATTTTAAGCCATTTTTCATAACTGCCGACCTCTCTTACCGAATTAAATAACTGTCTGAAACTGTCCTGTCCCTCAAACTCCAAATCTGATATATACGGTGCAAATTCTTTAAATCCTCTGCCTACCCAACCCATATGATCGCACGATTTCTTTTCGATTATTTTGTCGTAATTTATACTTTCAAAATCACTTAAAAACTGTACAAGTGCCTTTGCATTTTCTGATGTTACACCGACACCGTATTCAGCTAATTTTACGATTTTATTCGCACTTGCAAGGTCAGAACGTGGGACGATTTTAGTTTTATAATTTCGTCCCGGTCTGCCGTAAACAAGTTGCACACTTTCAACATCAGTATCTACATTTGAATATCTTGTTATCATAAATATCGGGTGTGGACACGCCGTCACTTTTTCACTGAACTGCCCTTTAAACCTATACACTCCGTCATCAGTTGCAATCCATTCGCCTGTGTCCCACATTATCGCCGTACCGCTGAACTCCATTACGTTGCCGTAAACAATGCTTTGACCCTTTTGCGCTCTGACGTAGTTTGAAAATTGTGTTCGGAAATTAGATACTTTTAATTTCTTTGCCTTTTCCGCCATTTGCGCCACAAGCTGACCTTTGATGAACTCGTTGCCGTCTGCTTGGTCTATTATCCATTGAAACGGTTTTGATGATATTAAAAAATCGTCCTTACTGAAATCGGGTATCGTTATTCTGTTTTCATTCTCCATAGCACCCATTCCTTAACCTATATTAAAACGGCAAATCTTCTTCCGATACGTCCTCATCATCAAATCCGCTTGTATCAAATCCCGATGTACTTCCATCAAGTAGTTTATCCTGTGGAATTTCGGACATTTCCAATCCTTTGATACTTCTTACCGCTCTTGCCTTAGTCGCCCATTTTTTTTGACCGTTCATCAGGTATTGTTCACGTCCAAACAATACACCTATTTTCTTACCCTTAAGCGTTTTTTCGTCCCAATTCCATTCATAGCCCTCATTGCTTTTTTCAATACAACTTATCATACCTTTAAAAAACGGTAATTGTTTACCCTCGTATCCTTGTCTGAAAAGTCCTCCGTTGTTCCACTTTGCCGCCGTTCCCTTTTCTTTAATAGTTTTTGAAAATTGGTCGCTATAAAAATCCTTGTATTCGCCCTCTGCAATATCCAGTTGCAATACCAACTGTTTCTTACCGTTTTTGGTTTCAACCTCTTTTGCACCCTTGATTTCGCAGATATATTTGCCTGCCGGCAATGCTCTGCTCTCACCTGTGTATGCTTGCGCCTCATCATATCCCTGTATCTTATTCATTAATTACTTCCTCCTCATTCATTCCGTAATATTCTCTTATTCTTTCGTCAACTGCTTTCAAATCGTTGTCAATCTCTAAATCAAACATATCCATAGGCGATTTACACGTTGTATGTCCGTCTGATTGCGTTATGAAACTATGACTTTGACCGTCAGCTTGACATAATAAAACGATTGAAAACAGTCCCTCAACGGTCAACTGATTGTCCAACATTTTACCGATTGTTTTCGCTTTAATTTTACCGTTTTCGGTCTGCTCGCAATGGTGCAAAAAATACACGATTGTATCATCGGG